AAAACATGCAAAACCTAATAGTTTCATAAATTTTTCCAAAACTTACTATTTTCACCCTAATTTAAATGAAATACCCTTAAAAAGTGTAGAAAATTATCCTGAATTATTACAATTGTTTTCTGAATTTGAGCAAATTGGATTTATTAAATATGATCCATGTACAAAATTATATTTACGAGTAAAACCATTTGGATTCCCTAGACAACTATTAAACATAAATACCCCATTAGCATACTTAAGACTTAAGAGTCAACAGAACAATAATGATCACTACACAAAAATAAATGAGTTTTTAAAAAAATTTAGAAGCAAGAAGATGAGAAAGTCCATAAGAATATATCAAAATTTTATACACACATTGGATAACATAAAAGTAGCTGATATTCAAGATGATATAAATAGGAGAAGTAAAGGAGTTGCTTATGAAAGAACAATAGGAGATATTACTTTAAACAACGATGTAATTGCTTACGGTAATTTTGATTCAACATTATTTGCAGCTACAAAGAGGCAACTAAAAATGTGTCCCACACCATTGAAAGCAGTTTGTGATGATTTCATTAATTATGCTAAACGAATTATAGATACTGAATTAGGGCCCTATTTGAGTAATTTCAGTTATGATTACGCACAATGGTATAATCATCTAACAGCAGCTAAACAAAAAGAGATAAATAAAGTCTTTGATTACCATTATAGACCATTAAAATATTTAGAATATTCACCAAAAGAACGTCATGATGCTTCTAGGCTCAATTATGAAGCTATAGTTAAAAAAGAAATACAACCAATGGATGGTAAACCAAGAATGGTATGTTCAATTCCGCAGAGAATAAAATATGCAATGGGCCCTATATGTTGGAAATTGGAAGAGATTTGTCAAGAACATCTTAAGGGGTATTGTGGAGGGAAGAACTTAGAACAAATGGCTAGTGATATAAATGAGTATATTAAATTAGGTTTTACAAAAGTAGCAGAAGGAGATGGAAGTGCATTTGATAATACACAAGATGTTTTGTTAAAAGAAGTGGATAGATATTTATATAGAAGAGTAAGACATTCAGTATATCATGTACCTTTAAAAGAGTTTGACACTATCTCCCAACTTTACTATAAAAATATGAAAGTTAAAACAGGTGATTCAAATAGATTGAAAACCATATTAACTTATTACATACTTGGTACAGTATTCTCAGGGGATAGTGATACAACACTCTGCAACACTGTAAGAATGTGTTTATACAATAGATATATAAATGACAGATGTGGGCTTACATATGGCAGAGATTACATAGTATTCTCAAAAGGAGATGATTTTACAGTATGTTATCAAAGTTATGTTAACAATGAATTTATTAAAGATATGTATTATAAATACTTTGTACCTAAAACTGATTCTCCTGAGGAAGTAGACACTAGAATAGATGGCCTTGGACAAGTATTGAAATTTTTAGATATAGGTGGACCAGATAGTTTTCATTTCTGCTCCCTCAGGTCTTATTTTACTAATGATAAAGAAACAGAAGTAGTGTTGACGCGAGATCCAGACAAATTGTATAAAGAATCAATGTATTCTATAAAATATAAAAATTATAATCCAACTATGCGTGCAGCATACCACTATGATCAATGTGTTAATTATTTAAAAACATATCCTAATATAACCATATTTGAGATACCAGCTATAGCACATTTTAAGAAGTATTTATATTATGTAGCTAACCCACAATTTAAAAGTAAGGACTTTTCAAGAAATCTAGTTCAATTGTTACACTCCCAAATAAGACAAGGAGATAAAAGAGAAACAATAAGTGATATTAGCACACTTATACCTCATGCACGCTTTTATAATACTAAAGGTAGGAATCAGTCTTATAAGATAATTGGTACATACTGGGATACAGTAAAAAAATTATTGGAGAAAAATATCATACTAAATTCACATCAAATTAAGCTAGTTAACCAGCAAATTGCGAACCAATATGATCTCAACCTTTTGAAATCACAGTTACAAGTATCCAATTCAGATTTGGAGAACATACAAACTATCTATAATTATATTAATCTTAATAGCTCAGGCGTTGCGACCAGAAAATAAAATCACTATGAATAGTAATAATAATAATAATAATAATAATAATAATAATAAAATTAAGAATAAG